TATGCCCTCTTGCTCTGGTGGTAAAGATAACGCCTTGAACGACGATTGAGCGGTATGATCATTGCGATTGCTACCAGCCTTATCACCACTAGCGCCATCAAGCAAAATCCTATTAGGGTATGAGTTAGCTAGACTACGAGGGCAAGCCTTGAGGAGTATAAGCCTAGCTAACTCGGACAATTTGATTTCTTGGGGATTGATCTCACCGCATATCACATCAGCCTTGAGATGTGGATCATGCACGATAAAGAGGACACTCGGCTTTCTAAATCCGAAGTCAACGACAATGCGCCCGCTATACTCTGGCTTGTATTGCCAGCCGTCGATTATGTGCGCTTGTGTCCATTCATTGTATATCATGCCAGCTCGTGGCTTAGGTTGATTTTCGATCATGGCAAGGCGCTCGTCCTCTGGTAAATTTTTAGTAGCCTCGAACCAGTCAGCGCTTAGATTGTTTGCATTGACATGACTAGAAAAAAAGATAGGTCTGCAATTTGCTTTCTCTGCCATCTCTACCCACCACGCGCCCCATACCGGCAGGCCTACCATGATAAGCTTGGGCGTTGGCCCACTTCTCAAACGACCTAGCGCCTTGAATGCCACCTCTTCGGTCAACATCTGGCATTCATCAATGACGGCAAGCCCCGATGTGATGTTAAGCCCTTCTAAAGAGTTTTGCGATGCGTCTTGAGTACCAGGGCGAAAATATGATCTTGTCCATACTGTATGCCCATTAGGCGCTGTCCATTTGCCCTCAAGCGCATGATATGCCCATCCCTCAGCGCCTAGCCACTTTTGAATCTCTGGCGCTAGCACTTGCCTATAACGACCAGCTGTGTCGGTGATAAGCAAGCTCGATTTATTCGGATGTGCATCAGCCCATAGAGCAAGGGCAAAAACTAAGGCGCTTGTCTTGCCACTACCCCAGCCAGCACGAACGGCGATGAAGTTTTCATTTGATAATAGCAAGCGAGACACTAGCTCTTTTTGTAAATCGTTGAGTTTAAGCATACGCCTCGATCCATATCTCTCTTAATTTGTGCTTTAGGCGCATGATCCTAGTAAAAGTCGTGTTGTCTTTCCAGCCCATGATGTCAGCGATATCAGTGTATTTTAGGTCTTGCGATACTAGATCGATCAGCGTTTTATCATCATCTGACAGTCGGGATAGCATCATGGCTAGATCATGGGCAATGGCAAAGTTTCTCTCAGCATTGCCACCATCTGAGAATCGAGGATGCCCATAATACTCGAAGCCCCCTAAAACTAGCCCTTTTGTGCTACCAGATTGAGCATGACCTGTTATCAATCCATTCATCGCCATGCTCTCAGTGATCATGCGTTTATCACGCCTATGATTATTGTGAATTTGCTGATAAAAATGGATTTGAGTAAGTCTTTTTAGATAAGAATAAAATCTATTTTTACTTTCAAATACCGTCTCTTTAGCGATCATATACTTGTATGTCAACTCATAAAAGCTTGTGAAGTGATCATCTTTATATGCGCTATCAAAGCTTTTCTTGAGCATATTTTTTAGTAGTGCCATAAAGGCATCATCTGCCATATCGACATGATCGCCATCAGTCATCTTGATGATCCAAGGGCTGGGCGGTGGTAGTGTTTGCAGTTTCTTTTTGAGTTTCAATTTCTGTTCCTCGTATCTGGTCAATCATGTCAATGACGATTGACTTAGGTTTTTCAATTTGTTCAATTTCTAGCTTTTGTTGTTGTCCGAATTCGTCTCTAAACTGGGTCTCAAGCAAGAATTTAGCGGCCTTCCAGTCTGTCTCGGCTGCTATGATCACAGTACGCACTAGGCGAGAGCGCCATGCCAGCTTTGCTTGTTCTACCTCAATGGCGAATTTTGAATCTTCTCTCTTCCAGCGTGAGATCGTATCGATATTGAGACCGACAATCGTAGCAGCTTGCCCCTCTCGATTGCCCTCAGCAATAAGACTCAAAACTTGCTCTTTTCTAAGCTCAACGCCGGATAGACCTTGAGAGATAGCTTGCTCAGTTTTTGCCTGTACTACCTCTAAAATCTCGCCTTGCTTTTTAAGCTTTTTGAGTTTGTCGATCTTGCTCATGACTTATTATAAATTCTCCGACTGATGCGCTCGATAGCACTATCTGGCTCGATCTCCTTTAGATACTCGATAGCCTCGGACGCTGGATTATCGATAACAGCCACTAAGCTTTTTTCAATCACGACGCTGGAGGTTACATTTAGGGCGCTGGCGATCTCGCCTACTTTTAGCATCATGGCGGTAGGCAAATAGACTGTATGGCTGGCGCGCTTAATTTTTTTGCTCATCGTCTCTCCCTACGATATCGAATTTATTTGCTTCGAGTTTCCAGTAAGTTTTGTCCTCAAAAGCATTGCAAATCATCTTGCCTTGAACAAGCACTAGATCGCCTTTCTTGATAGATGCGGCTGCTTTTTGCGCTGTGGGATCAGTGCCAAAAGATATAATCTCGACTGTAAACCAAGTCACTGGATCACTTTTCTTAGCTTGATAGGCGATACTTCCTACCGCTTTATTTAGGGTAGTGCCTATCGTCTTGAATGTGAAGTCTTTGCCAGCTCTGCCGGCTAGAGTCATTGAATTTACCATTTTATTATCTGTCCTTGAGTGAAACTATTGTTAAAATTGCCATTGCAATAAGCATGATTAAATCTTTGATATTTACCTCATTCATTGTATGCCCCTTTTATTAGCCATTTTCCATCAGCACTAAACGCCTTATCAATATCAACAAATGATGTCTCGATAAGAAATTCTAAAGGCTCATTCATGATGCGCATAAAGATTTGATTCAAGCAAAGAAGCCTAGCTATCTGATTTCTCTCTGAGTCAGAGATTAAGTATTGCTTTTTAGCTTTAGCTCTAGGCCCAAAATTAACATGACTTAATGCTGCATCAATAGCATCTCGCACACTATCCATATTCATGATAGTATTTATAGTAAAGTCATATTTATCAACAAGATATGCTTGTACGATAGCGGTCATATCAATTAAAAAAGCTTTATAATCGCTTTCGTTATCAAATGGAGATGCCCCATTATAGTGAAACATCGGTAATATTGAATGATAGTGAAATTTAAAAATTATTTTCTTATTTTCAATATCATGCCTCAATGGGCTAAAATCCCCATCAACAATTTTAAATTCGCATATATCGCCAGTACGCAAATTGAATACATAGCTAACTTTGCACTTACAGTTAAAGACATTGAGCGCTCGTTCTATTTTAATCATGGGCTCTTTAGTGATCTTAAACTGGCCGTCATTTATCGCTTGGATCATTTTTTCATCCCATTGAAATAAATTGATTTTATCGCTGTTCTATGCTATAGACAACAAATACATTTTAGAACACTCTATTTGAAAAGTAAAGGTAAAAATGCATAAAATTCATGTCGGTTTAACTGGGTATGTATCTATCCCAGACGGTGGAGTTTTCGGCGATGATTTGACTGTGGTCAATACTGCTCGCGTGAGCTACAACAAGCACTCAGACGGCTGGAACGACAAAGATGAGCGCCTACTCAAATACCTGTGGGATCATGAACATACCTCGCCTTTTCGTCATGCCTCGATCCGCTTTGAAATTAAAGCGCCTATTTTTGTATTGCGTCAGTGGATGAAGCATCAAATCGGCTGCTCATGGAATGAAGTCAGTTACCGCTATACTCAATTTGAAGAACCAGAGGTCTTTTATCCCGGGCTTTTTAGATCACAAGATGCAAAGAATAAGCAAGCGGGCACTGGCATTTTGCCTTTAGCAGATCAAGATAAAGCCACTGAGATTTTACATGATGGCTATGAAGCAGCATATAAAGCATACAATGATCTGATCGATATGGGAGTATGCAGAGAGCAAGCTAGAATCGTCTTGCCAGTAGGCATATACTCTAAAGCAGTATGGACGGCATCGCTTCAAGCGATCATGCACTTCATTGATTTACGCCTTGATGAATCAGCGCAAAAAGAAATCAGAGATTACGCAGTGGCTATCAAGACACTGGCGCAAATCCACTTCCCTCAAAGCATTAAGCTATTGAATAAAGAGGAGTTTATATGAACATCATCGATATGATTGATATTCTTGAGAGTGAGATCGTGCCTATCATCAGATCATGGGAGTCTTACGATAGCGCTGGTGATCTTGAGCATGCCTTGAACAAAAAGATTACTGATTTAGGCTTCGGGCATGCTCCGGAATTTCAAACAATCTGGCTTTTTTTCGGAGTCAATCCAGCCTATCGGGTTGTCGAGGTATGCAAACAAAATGGCGTACATGAGAATTTTGCTACTCTTATCGCTCGTCTATCACAGTATCTAGACGACAAAGTGCCAGATTGATATAGTGATCTCCTACAAAGGAGATAAGATGAAGTGTATTAAATGCGGTCAGCGTCTGGCTGGAATGGATTATTTACAGGGTTTTGAGCATCAGTTTTGTGATCAGTGTGTAGCGTCAGTATATCGAGAAGTTTACGATGATGATTTTCTTGATGATACGATTGATCCAGATGAAGAGGATAGTATCGATGATGAGTGATTTTATAGCACAGTGTTTTTATTTAGCGTCTCTTGCTACCGTTTACCCCCAGCCTCATAGAGTTGACACTTGCCTTGAGATAGCGCGTGAATCGATTAAGATGGATATTGATCCATATCTTGCTATCGCTATCGCCTATCATGAGTCGAGGCTAGATAAGTCG